TCTCCTAATTCTGGGAGGTAGTAATCGTCAAACCAGTCATCATGAGGAGGTTTCTCTGGTGTCATTTCTTATAAGCAAATGTTTTCTTTTTGATTTGAGTATCACCTTCTGGTGAAGTTTGATTTGGTCTAAATTTCCCTGCCTTTATTCTTTTAACATTTCTACCTTGACTATCTTTGCCAAGTCCACCTTTTCTTGTTGCACTAACCGTACCAGTTTTCTTCGTTTGAATAAGAACTGCATCTTGTCCATATTTCTTACCAAGTTTTTTTATTTCCTTTTTAAACTTTCTCTTACCCTTTTTACCAGAGGAGACAACATGACTTTTCTCCTTAACCTTTGTGGTTTTACCAGTATCATCATCTTTCTCATCCCATCTTCCAGATACCTTTGTAGCACCAGGAAGTCCTTTACCTTTTATATCACGATCTAACTGCTTTCCTCTTGCCTTATTTTCTTTCTTTGATTTGTCACCACGACTTCCAGAGATGATTGCCATCCCTCCTTTATCAGATTTAGATTTTATTCTACTTAGACTGCTCTCGTCCAAGAATTCCTTAAATGTCTTCATGCAACTAAAGAAACAAATTCTCCTAGTACTTTTTTATTTAGTTTTTTAGTCTTGAGTGACTTAACAAATGCCCTTTTTATTTGTGCTTTTGTTGCGTCTTCCTGAACTTCAAACTCTGCATCCTCTGCAAGACTTTGAGCAGACATTGCAAAGTATGCATCATAACCAGAATTCTTAATAGTAAAACTTCTGTTCTTTCTCCAATCTTCACTCAACTTATCATTTCCATATGGATAATAAAGTCTCATAAAACGACTTGCTTCTCTATTAGGTAGAACTCTAATACCAATGAAATTAGTGGTAGAGAATTTATCCTTAATATTATTTAAAAGAACATCAGTGAATTGATGATAATCATATTGGAACCCATAAGTCTTACCAACCTTACGATCACGTAGGAATGTACGACCAGGACGAACACCACGAGCACCTAACCAAGGTTCATCTTTTGTACCAAAGTAACTATCCTCAATCAATTTATGATAAGGAATTTGAGAACCTTCACCATCAGTTAAGATAATACACTGAACCTTCTCAACTCTATTCTCCTTTTGAAATTTTGGAAGAATTTGATGAAGAGCAATTATTGATTCATTTAATGGAGTACCCGATAAGGTCATTCTATCAGGGTAACGATAGTATGTTCTAGCAGCAAAACATTCAGAAATTCTCCAGATGTTTAACATCTGCTTATCTAATGTTTTAGCATTTGTTTTACTAGTAAGAATATTCATCATGTTGAAATATTCTTCAACCTTCAATAAACCTTCTACTTCTTCATAGTGTTTTGGTAGATCTTTACCATCATACCTTGCTTGACGAGACCACTCATTAGTAAAAGCATATACATCAAAAGGAATACTAACCTTTCTACAGAACCATATTAGATTGTATAGTTGCTTAAGAGTATCCTGTAAAACATACTGCATAGAACCAGACCAATCTAATACAAATACTAGACCGTGATTTTTACCATCAGGAAGAGTTGTTATCTTCTTAAAGAGATCCTCGTTATATCGGTAAGTATGAAGCTTCGTTGTATCGAGAACCCCAGTGCGACTAGTAGTAGCACGAGCATAACTCGAAGCTGCCTTGCGACACTCAAACTCTTTGACCAGATAATTGACTTCTTTTTGAGCATCTCTTTTAAATTGGGTAAAGGAAGCATCGGTTTGTTCAAAAGGACTTTGTGGAAATGATTGACCATATTCTGCATATTGTTTTGCACGTTCTTTATGATCAACTTCTGACTGAATGAAGTACCCATCAATTACATTATGAATTTCAGAGTTCTTGGCAATCACAGTATCTAGGTTAAGTTTTGGAACCTCAACATATACATTCTCTTGTCCTTGATCATTCACCAAAGATTGAAGTCTTTCGTCAAGAGCATCAGCAGTTCTAATTTCTGGTTCCTGATATTCTTCTTGAACTTCACCACGATCACTTCCACTCTCTTCCATTTGAGGAGTTTGTGGTGCATCTACTTGAGATTCTTCTTCTCCTTCCTGACCTTCATCTGTCTGACCTTCTGAATTTAATTCAACATCATCATTTCCTTTCTTTGGTTGATTTTCTAAACTAATCTTTTCCTCTTGCTCTTGTTGCTTCTTGCAGTATTGATAAAGAACTTCTGCTGCTTTCAATGTATCATCAAAGGTTTCACACTTTCCAATCAGATCGACAATCTCCTTTTCAGCATCTGTAAAAGATACATCAATGAACGTACCAATCTTGTAATATAGATTAACCCTATCAGCAAGATTAAAACTATTATAATCTTCATCATTTATCTCAAAGAAATCTTTTTCATGTAACTCATTATAACCTCTAAAGAATGTCTTGGCAATTCCAAGATACTTACGCTTCATCAACTTTTCAATTCTTACATCCTCAACCACATTCATAAACTGTTGGGGGATCTTATCTCTCCAGTCCCACTCATCAGGTGTATAAAGTGCATGACCAACCTCATGTCCTACAAGCATGTCATATACAATACCACTTGCTTTTTCCCACATTGGTAAGGTTAGAACACGACTGTGAACATCGAATTGTGCTGTTGAGACCTGTCTGTGCTCTACTACCAGATCTTCAGTAGCAAGCAACTTTGCGAGTTGTGACTTGATTTCTTGCTGTACTGCCATCTGTTTTTCCGTTGTATATACCCATGATACTGGAAGACCTCCGCTTCTGGGAGGTCATATAACGCTTCTTAACATTTTGTAATCTTTGCCTTGCCTGACGCAATGCTTGTGGTTTTAAGGTCCGTTTAGGTTCCTTCTTCGAATGGTGTTGCCAGTTCGGGATAGAGTTGCTCAATGTCCTTCCTATAAAGGGCCGTGATATTATTTACCAGTTTAGCAGTCTTGTCAAGCTTATTCTTGGCATGGGTCTCCTTATCATAATACTCTAAATTTAATTTCTGTCCTACACCATTCTTAATATAGTTCTCATCCAATTCCTTTATTGTAAATTTATATCCTATAACATCACTCATCCATTCAGAGAAATCATCACCAAACCCATCCTCAAACTTCCATATATTAGTATCATCTGTAAGAAAATCCATCTGTGGTCTAAACCAATTAACTGCTTCAGTAAGAGGAAAATTTTCTAACATGGAATGGAACATTATTGGATCTTCCATTGCTTCCTGTATATCATTACCATACATCCTTTTCAAGAATATAGAACAGGATATAAATCTATCAATAGGATTTCTTACAATAGCAAAATGAGGAATATTAGATAAGTCATCAAAATGTTTCAAATATAATTCATTATGGAAATGAGCAATCTCTATTCCATCAACACTTTTCCAAATTACTTGTTCAGGTTCAAATCCATGATTTAAAATATTTTCTTCCAAGAACCTACCAGCAGTTCTAGGAATATGGACAAAAAGAAATCTCTTTGTTGGATTGGGATATGATACAACTGATTGTTTATAAGTTGGCATCTTCTTCTTTATTAAAACCCCAATTTTCAGAATCACCAGTCTCCATAGCACCACCAACGGTATATGAATTTGGATCTGCAACACCCACTGGATTTAATGTTGCAGGATTATCTCCCTGCTGTCTAGAACTACTAATCATTTACTGTATCCAAAATGTTTATCATAGGAATCCATCCAGTACTCATCATAATAGAAATATCTGCTACATTATCTTCTACCTCTCCTGGTGTATAATCCTTAACTGGAAGATCTCCTTGACCAAATGCTTCTGCTAGTTTACGTACAGGTATTGATTCCCCGTAGCCAATAGGTACAGGTCCACAAACAGTACTAGGAGCAAGATACCTAATAGCACTACATACATCCTTAACATGAATCCAATCCCTCTTATGATTAGTTACATACGGTGCAGTTCCTTCCTTTAACATACCATACATCATATTATCCCTACTTTCTGGCCCATAGACTGTTGTAAATCTCATTCCTACTGAATTAGGTGGTGCCATCTGTTCATTAACCCACTTACTCATAGCATAAGGGTTCTCCCAATAG